GGAAATGGATTCCGTAGAATGGCAGAAAGTTTTGATAAAGTATTAGATGCTCCCATACAAATGGACATAGGTATCCCAAGACCTGATCCTTGGGAAGACCATCCTATGCTTATAAGATGAAAGACCCTCGTAAAGCATTGAAGACCCCTCTAAGGTACCCTGGAGGCAAGTCTAGAGCAGTTACTAAGATGGATCAGTATTTCCCTGATCTAAGAGAATATGTTGAGTTTCGTGAACCTTTTCTTGGTGGAGGAAGTGTTGCAATCTACATAGCTAAGAAGTATCCTCATCTAAAGATTACAGTTAATGATCTTTATGAACCTCTTGTAAACTTCTGGCAAAATTTGCAGATGTTTGGTGTAGAATTAAAGGATACACTAACGGACCTCAAATTAAAACACAATGATCCAGATTCAGCGAGAGTACTTTTCCTTAGTTCTAAGGAACGCATTAATAGCAGCGATTGTACACCCTTTGACCGTGCTGTGGCTTTTTATATTGTCAATAAGTGCAGTTTTAGTGGTCTCACAGAAAGCTCTAGTTTTTCATCTCAAGCTTCTAACAGCAATTTTTCACTTAGAGGAATTGAGAAGTTACCTGGGTATCAAGAAATCATATCGAATTGGCACATAAACGGATATTCCTATGAATATCTAATGGACCATGATATGCATAGTGGTATCTTTATGTACCTAGATCCTCCTTATGATATTAAGGATAATCTATATGGTAAGAAAGGTTCTATGCATAAGTCATTTGATCATGACAAGTTTGCAGCAGATTGTGATAAGCATGACATTCCAATGCTTATCAGTTATAATTCAGACCAGTTAGTAAAGGATAGATTTAAGGATTGGCACAATCGATGGAACGTTGCTGAGTTTGATTTAACTTACACTATGCGTTCTGTAGGTGAATACATGAGAGAGCAAAAAACACGAAAGGAACTCTTACTTTTTAATTATGGAATTGAAGGATTGGCTGAATTCAATTAATTTTACTAAAGAAGATTTAACAGAACATACAAGAGATTATCCTCCATATATCGTTAATCGTTGTTTGAGTGGACATTTAGATTGTATTATGTTTGCTAATGAAATGAATA